TTGAGCGTCGAGGCCGACAGCGTGGTCGTCGGGCTGATCGTGGTGCCTGGGGTGACGTTTACGAAGAGTGGCATGGTGTTTTAGACGTCGTTCTTGCCGTAGAGTCGGAATGCGATGCCGATGACCTTGGCGCTGTAGATGTCGAGGGAGCCCTGGTCGGTGGTGATCAGGGGCTGCACAGAGGCCGAGTGCTTGCGCAGGCGGGCCTTGTGACTGAAGAACTGATGCAGGCCGGCCTTCCACCCGTTGTTGCCGGTGCGGAACTGGGTGGTCACCGAGTAGTCCTCGCGGTACGGGGCCAGGAAGTTGTCGGCGGTGTTGTTCGTGTTGTAGGTGCCACTGCCGTAGGTGTAGTAGGCCGTGCGATCCTTGGTCTGATCGGTTGCGACCACGTAGGACTCATTCACGCCGTCGAACTGCGCGGTGATGGAATAGCGGGTATTCCAGTTGCCCAGCTCGAACTGGATGTCGGTCCACTGCTTATGGTCGACGTTGTCCTCCCCGGTGTAGCCGCGGAAACGAACCTCGGTGCTGATCTGGGCCAGCACGCCGGTGCGGTCTACGTCCACAAGCCCGAGCGGGTCGAACTGGTGGATCAGGCCGCTCTGGTCGGCCCAGCACAGCGTATCGGTGCCTGCCACGATCACGCGGCACCAGTACTTCGGAACGAGCAGCGAGCCCTCCCAGTAGCCTTCCCAGGCCTTGTTCAGGAAGTTGTAGACCAGCGTGCGCTGGTTGGTGCCGTCACCGCCCTCTACCGGCACGCTCAGGATGTAGCGGTTGGCGAAGTAGGTCGCGCAGGCATTGCCCCAGTAGGCCTGGTCGATGTCGTCGACGAGATTCTGAATCTGGTCGGACAACGGCACCACCACCGACTGGCTGATGCCGAACTCGGTCTGCCGGAGGCTGATGATGCCGCGTTGGGAGAGGAAGATGACGTCGGAGCCTGTGCCTGCGATGGAGGCCTGTGACACACACCCGAACTCCCGGGTGACCTCGGTCAAGCGGGTGGTCGACAGGTCGCCGTAGAGGTTCTCCACGGCCAGGACCGAGCGCTCCTTGAAGACCAGCAGCGTGGTGGCGTTGAACGGGTACAGGGCCACCACCCGGTCATTGCTGCCGGTGTTCAGCTTGAACTCATTCAGGATTGGGCTGTAGTGCAGCGGGTCCAGCACGTCGGAGACAGCCAGGTAGTCGTTACCGTAGAGCAGCAGCAGGCGGTTCTGGAAGTACAGACCCTCGCGGCCCGGGGGCACCGAGGAACCGGAAGCACTCGAGCGCTTGATGCTGCCGGTGATGTTGGACGTGGTGACATCCACCAGGGTCGAAGGCATGGCCACCGAGGCAGTGGGGGTTGTTGAATAGACGCCCGCATTGACGATGGTGACTGCGCTGACGATTCCGTCGGTGACGGTAGTGGTCAGGCTGGCGGCCACACTGAATGTGCCGGAGACCGTGATCACCGGGGCCGAGAGGTAGCCGGAGCCCTGGTTAAGGATAACGACGTCGATGATTGAAATGTTGGGCGACGTGCCACTGGTCGTGAGCTGTATGACTGCCCGATTGGCGTCGTTCAGCGAGTCGGTCTCCTCGGTCGTGCCCGAGAACAGGCGCAGCGTGTTGTTGTCGACCGGGTAGACGTAGTAGATCTTGTTGGTGACGTTGGCCCCACCGTTTTCAATGTTGGTCAGCGTGACCTGATCGCCCGGGATGAAGTTGTGGTTGAAGACCGCAATGGTGTCCGCGGTAGCGTCTGAACTGTTGATCGAAAGAGTGGACGGGATGCGGTCGAACCCGGCGTCGAGCGCAGACGGGTTGGTTGCCGTGCTCTGCATCAGGATCGGCATCCCGTCGTTCAGGTTGTTGACGATGTCCTGCGCCAGGTCGTAGCCGGTCGTATTGCTGGCCAGCTCAATATAGTATCGGGCGTTGTTCTCCGGGTTCAGTGCCAGCGAGTTGGTCTTGGCCCGGGCATCAGCGAGAGTCAGGTGCAGCGAGACCTCTTGATTGACGACGTTGACGTAGAGCTGGAAGCCCTGGCCGGAACCGAGGGACGCATTCCAGAGGGGAGCAGCACTGCCAACCTGGCCGACATTCACGATGTCTCCGGTCGCCAAGTCAGGAACCACGTTCAGTGTGACCTCGGTGGATGCCTCTTGAGAAAGAAGCGCACCACTTTCGCACAGTAGCGCGTCGCCGCCTTCAGTGTCGATGGAGTCGTAGACGATGCCGATGACGCTGTCGAAGTAGTAGCGGGCGTTGCCAGGGCGCAGCATGACCACGCCGTTGGTGGCCTGAATGAGGCGCACCGGAAGGTAGATGTCGTGCCCGTTCATGGACACTTCCACGGGCGACTGGTTGGGCCGGATGCACCAGACCTTGCCCTGGCCACCGTCGGAGGAGCGGGCTTCGTTGACTGCAACCAGGAGGGCGTTGGCGCCGGTGTCCGGGTCACGGTAGGGCAGGACGCCTAAGATCTCATCAAAGGGAGCGGTCGAGCCGTAGAACTGAACCGTCTTGTTGGCGGGCGACGGTGAGAAGCTGAACGCTGCAGTGCTGAAGGTAGCGTTAGTGTTGTCGTCCAGCGTACAGAGCGTGCCGTTGGAGAAGATCTGCTGATTCAGGCCAACGTCGCAGACTACCTGTGAGTTGGCCGGGATCTGATCGCCCGAGACGGGCACACCCACCGAGGAGCTAGCGGTCAGTGTAACGATGCGCGATCCGACTGACCAGCGACCGCCCCACTTAGGCTGCACGATGCCCCAGCGGTTCTTGATGACCTGATCCTCGAAACGTCGGTTGACGGCGTTGGAAACGTAGGAGGCCGGGATCAGCGCAGGGTCAATGCGCGATACCACTCCAACGAATCCATCGTCGATTCCACCGATTTGAGGCAGGTCAGGCATATCACCGGGACGGCACGATTATCTGGCGCACATATTTCTCTTGCAGCGCCACCTTGTCGATCTCCTTGGTGAGCTCAACCTCCCCTAACTCCAAGAACTGGTTGCCCAGGTCGATCTTGCCGTCGACCCGCAGCATCTGACCCGCGGCCTTGAGTGCGCAGATCTCCGAGAAGCGGTAGGGGAAAGCGTAGGCACTGGCCTCACCGGCGGTCGAGAGCAGGGGAGGTGTCTTGCGGAACTCGAGCCAGACGTAGGGCAACTGATCTCCGACCAGCACGCCGTCATCAGTGAAGGTGTAGGTGGCCTCCTGCTGGCGCCAGGACACGCGGGGGTCGCCCGGCCAGACCGAGAAGGTCTCACCGATGGGGACTGCCCGGGTAGTGCCGTCGGGGTTGTTGGTCTGCGAGATGTTGCGCAGGAACTTGTTCAGGATGCCCCAGTAGGCGGTGTTGGTGGGGACGGTTCCAGCCGGTGGGACAGCATAGGCCTGATAGTGCTCTTGGGTCACTGGATACAGCACAATCTGCCCGACAGTGTAGGCGGTGCTGAAGTCCCAGTTGCCGTCGTTGTTGCCGTAGCTGGGTTGAGCCTCGGCCCAATAGATTGAGTTGAGTGAGCCCTTGGGACCATTAACGGTCGGCGTCTGGCCACTGGTCGGGGTGATGTTGACCCACTGGTAGTACTTCTCCTCGACCGGATAGTAGACCACGTCCCCGGCGTTGTAGGTTGCCGAGTAGGAATAGGTTGGCGCAAAGAACTCCTGTTGGTAGACCGTCTGCTCAGGCCAGTCGAAGCACTCCCAGGCGCTCCGCAGTGACATGGAGATGAACGTGCGGAAGAAGTTGGACTCCTCGGTGGTCAGCGTTGAGAAAACGCGCCCAGTGAGCTCACAGGCGCGTTGCAGCACGTAGTCATAGGTGACGGTTCTCATTGGTTACCAGGCTTTGCAGGACCAGTACTTGGCCGAGAGTTTCGATCCCGGGTTGTCACACCCGTGACGAGCGCGGAAGTTGGCCCGGCGCTCCGGGATGTGCTTCTTGATGCTCATGTCCGGGTCGCCAAAACGCACGAGCTTAACCTTGCCGTTTTCCTTGGCCAGGACCGCGGACTTCTTGGACTCCCCGGGGGTTGCCTTGGGCTTGTTGTAGCCGCTGAACTTGTTGCCCTTGTAGTTGATCATTGGGACTTCGGTAGCACGTACCAGCCGGCCGGCAGCGTCACCGTGGACGGTCCCACCAGCTTCTTGTTTGAATCGAATCCGTACACGCTGGCCTTGGTAGGCTTCGCGAGCATCACGGGATCACCGGAAGGGACCAGGACCACCTTGGTCATCTGGCAACCGAGGCAGTCCAGCAATGCGATCAGCCAGATCGTTCTTGAGAGCCTCGGGTGCTTTTCCATGTTGGATATCGGTGGGTGGTGTTTCCCGCAGCCAATCGAGCAGGGCCTTCAGGATCTGGTAGATCCAGTTCACTGCTTCGGATCGGCAGGCTTCTTGAGGTTGCTCTTGATGGACCAGCCGACGCTGGCCAGCGACAGCAGAGCCCCAACCAGCTCGGTGATCTGCTCGGAGGAAGCGAGGCCGCGGGCGATGACAAAACCGCCGGCGGCGGTGAGGCCGTGGCGGATGAGGGATGCGATGTTGGGATTCATTTTCCGAAAAACAGTTTGTAGGTGCCGTAGGCCATGCATAGGAACCCCAGCACGGCGGTTCCTAGCTGGACCCACTGGGTGAGGATAGGGGCCAACGATGCAGCGGTCAGGCCAGCGGCTGCGCTGATGGCTACAGTGACGGCGTTGGTCGATGAATCGTTGGTCATGTCCTACTCAGGCTTGTGTTGGGCTGCTGCGGTTTCGAGGAGTTCCACAAGAGGAAGGCCGACCTTCATGTTGGTCACGTTGCCGGCCTTCATTCCAATGACGAGCAGCTCATAGAGTTGGTTGAACTGCTGGGGACTGAGTTCGATCTTGATCATGCGGCGGGAGCATCGGCAACAACCTCAGGCTCGGCAACAACAACCGGCTCGGGCGGAGGCACCGGCGGCACCCACGGCAGCGGCAGACTCACCACGGGCGGGTTGATCTGGTTGTTGATCTGCGCGGTGACGTTCGCTTCGATGGCCGCTTGATCGACTCCGTTGGCGTAGCACCAACCAAGAACCTGATCCTGCGTGAGGTCAGGATACGGAGTGAAGCTACCAGTCGGCGGCGCGAATGAGCAGGAGCCGTAGCAGGTGCCGCTGAAGGTCTGCTCGGTGTCGCCAGAGCCGGTGGTTTCGGTGCCGTTGCAACGCCAGTCGGCGGTGATGACGACATCGGTGAGGGAGCCTTCGGTCGGTTTGACGAGAAGGCGTTCGATGATCCAGACAATGGAGATGTTCATGGTGGTATGGATTAGGCGTTAGCGAGCGTGGTGACAGTGCCAGAGCTTCCACGGTACTTCAACGCACCGGCTTCGACGTAGAGCTGGCCGCCAGAAACGTTTGCCGTAGGGGCGGTGCCATCGGCAATCTGGATGGTCTTGGCAGCGGTGGTTCCGGCAGCAGTAAGACCCACCAACAGATTCCCGCTCGCGTCGAGCGTCATCGCTTGGGTGAAGGTGATGGCGTTGCCAGCGGTGCCTGAAGCGGCGATTTGCCAGCGGTGCTGGCTATTGACTTGGATGTACTGAGAAGCAAAGCCAGTTGCTTTGTACTTCCAACCACCGACATTTACAGCGTTCTGAGAGATGTAGAAGTCTGTAGTCGGATAAACTGAGAGATTACCACCATCCAACTCAATCGACTTGTAAGGAGAACTCCACGCACTCGGCGTAACCCCCACGCCGACGTTGCCGGGATTATCAATGGTAACCTTCATGGTTCCATCATTTCCTGAGAAAGTCAGGATGTTGTTTCCAGCAGATCCGATCCATCCACCAAGCTGGTTCGCGCCATTCTTAACACCAATAGAAAACGCATTGTTCGGATTGAAAATCGCACGAGTATCAGATCCTCCATTTCCTACTTCAAATTTGTAGCTTGAAGGCACAGTCCCCACGGCCAGCCCCGTGCTGTTGAGGGTCATTCGAGTGCCGCCAGCGCCGTCGAGGAATTCGAAAACACCGGGTGCAGTGATTCGCAATTGCTCAGTCGGAGTCGTGTTAGACGTTGAACAGCTAAGACTTACCTTGTTGTTGTTGCCGTGAAGATAAGCAGATCCTGTGGATGCAATTCCAAGGTATCCAGTGGCATTTACAGAATCAGTGAACCTGATGAAGTTATTGCTGGTAGCACTGACAATATCCAACACATTGCCAGCAGTCGGCGTGGCAGTATTAATACCCACCCGATTGTTCGCCGAATCCACCTTCAGCGTCGAGGTATCCACCGTCAGATCGCCGGTGATGGTGGCGGAGGCGAGGGTGGCGGTGCCGCCTGCGCCGAGGATCTGGTTGCTGGTGACCTTCTTGGTCGTGCCAGAGGCCGCCATGGACGTGTCCGAGATGTCGACAATCGGCAGCACGTCCGCTGCCGGATCAACCGTGGTGATGGCCGTTAGGGCCGTGATTTTTGTGTCTGGCATGGGTCAGTTGGCTTGGATGATGAGTTTGCCGGTGTCCTCCCGCAGGAGGAACGAGGCGTCCTCCAGCAGCAGGGAATCGAAAGTACCGAAAGTGATGACGATCTTGGATGTACCGTCCTCGAGGAAAACGAAGAAGTCGTCCTCCTGCAGCAGGTCGCGCCGGATGATAGGCAGGTCGGCGCCGCCGCCAGCCCCACCAAGGGCTTGCTGCACGCCGAGTCCTAGTCCTAGTCCGAGACGCATTTTAGACCCACTTGCGGTTGTAGGCGATGATCGCCCCGGAGGATACAGCCACCGAGGTAAACACGCCCGAGATCGAATCGCCGGCCTGGATGGTCACGCCGGCAGGGAAGTTGGTGATGTTGGACGAGACGGCGCCGAGGATGGTCGTGGCAACGGCATGGATCTCCATGTAGTTGCCGGTCACAGTGCCCGCGGAGGCGTCGATGTACCGGCCACCGTATTCGCCGGCCAGTTGGCGGTTTGATCCGACATTCATAGGGTGAACTTCTGACTGCTGCGTTTTGTGCCACCGCTCCATCCAACCTGCAAGCGTGTAGCCCCGCAGCGCACTCGCACCTCGGGGTTATCCCGCTCGACCTCTTTCAAAAATTGGGAGTCCTTCCAGCAATCGTAGCCGTACTTGCTGCCCCAGGCATGGTAGAGCGTGGGGTCGATCCGCATCCGCAGCCGCCCGATGCCGTCGATAGCGCGGACCTCTCGATCAGAGTCCTTGGCGATGCGCTTCTGCTGTATTCCAGCTTGCACCCAGTCCTTCTGGATGCCGGATTGGAACTCCTTGATGACGGCGCGGCGCAGTTCGCCGGGCAGGTCGTCGAGAGCGTTTGCGATGACAGAGGATGCGGAATTGTGAGCCATGAGAAAGGAAAGAGGGGGAGGCCCGGAGTGGACCTCCCCCGTTGAAACTAAGACTAGCTCGCGCCGTTGAACATACCAAAGCCCGACGGGTTTTTGCAAACCAGACCGGCAATGGCCTCAACGAGGCGGGCAGGGCCGCCACCGGCGTCAGGCAGATCCTTGACCTGGGGCAGCTTGGCGTAGCGCACCTCGACCATGTCCATCGGGATGACGTAGCCCTTGAAGGCCTGGGCGGTCAGGGAAGTGCTGGTCTTGCCACCGACAAAGGTGGACGGGTGCAGGATCAAGCGACCAAAGTCGCCCTCGAAAATGTCGATGGACGCCTTGAAGCTATCACTGGACAGGTCCTGGTTGAAGGTACGGACGCTGGTGGCAGCGATGCTGTTGGCGTTGACAACCTGGGTAACACCCGAGGCCGTGAGGTTGGTGAACGCACGCTTGAGCGTGGTGCCCAGGATACAATCGTAGTCCCGGAAGGTGCCGGTGGCGCTGTAGATGGCCGTCAGCACGTTCTGAGCGGTCGCCTCAGTGAATGAGGCGGAAGCCGTGGTGTCAACCGCGCCGGAGGCCGGCAGGAAGGGCGAACCGGAAGCGCACGCACCGATGTTCGAGGCGTTGGTGCTGGTCAGCCAGTTGCCGAGGGAGCCGGTCAGGTAGGCGTTGCTCGAACCGTTGTCGGCCTGGGCAGCTTGGTTGGTGCACATGAAGGTCGACTCCATGTCGCGCTTGATCTCGACGAGCTTCTTGGCAATGCCGTTGGCCAACTCATCGGTCACACCAGCAACGTCCTGAGTCTCGGCGATGAAACCGATGCGCAGGTCCCGGCGGAAGGCCTGGCCGTAGTTGTTCAAGCGGGTCCGGTTGACCACCGGGTTCGAGGCGCTGGCAACGGTCACGTCGGTGCCGTCGACCACGCCGGCGAGCACGGGGGCGCCGTAGTTATCGACCTGCCAAGAGAACTGCATATTGCCGATGTCACGGCCCTTAGGGGCCATGGACACGAACGGGGTCGACTTGGCATCGACGATGGCGATGTAATCCGCCAGATCTTCACGAGCGGCGGAGGTTGAAGCGAGCGGCACAGAGCCGCCCTGGTTGGGCTGAAGTAGGGGCATGGTTTAGAGCATCCTTTTGAGTACTTGGGCTAATTCGGTGGTCGTCCCGGACTTTCGGAACTGCGACTTGGCTTTATCCAGGCCGACCTTGGCCGCATCCTTCTTTGATGCAGGGATTGCGGTCGGTCGACCAGGCTGACTGGGTGCCTTGACCAGTGGGCGGGTGGCAGATGGCTTGCCCTTGGCGGACTCCTGCGCCAGACGCAACTTGCGCCCGGCAATGAAGTCACCGACCAGCACCTGGTACTCCGGCAGTGAGGCAATCTGCGGCAGTTGCCGCAGGACGGCCTGCGCCTCGGTGTACTCGGTAGCCGAACGGTCTTTCCACCATGGGTAGAGCTGTTCCGCGATGGGCTTGATCTGCTGGTAGTTCTGCAGGAAGCGGGCGCGATTCGGGATGTGCAGGTCGATGGCGTCTTCTACACGCCGCTTGATCTGCTTCACGTCATCCGCGCTGTACTCCTTGCCCTCTACTTCGCAGCCGTCGATGTTGTCCTCGCACCACCGTTTAAGATTCCGGGCCTTGCTCCACTCATCGTTGAGTTTCGACACTTCCCAGACATCGGCAAACGGGTCTGCAGCGGACTGCACCGCGGTCGGCCTGTCGTTGGTCTGCTCCAGTTTGGTCTTGGCATCGTTGAGCTCCCGCTCGAGCGCCTCGGCCTTCTCCAGCGCCTCTTTCTTCTGGCGCGTGAGCTTGTCGATGCGTTTGCGGTAGCCCAGCGATTCCTCGTCGCTGTTCTCTTCGGTCTCGGAAAGAACATCCTGCTCAGGCGACTCGGCCTGCGCATCCGTTTGTTCTGCGGTCGGCTCCGCATCCTCGGCCTGATCGTCCACTGAAGTGGCTTCCGGCTCCGGCGCTTGTTGCTCGACGTCTGACGCCTTCTCCTCCTCCCCGCTGAATCGTGTCTTCAGCAACTTGGCCAACGCCGATTCGTCGAACTGCATCGGGTTGATTGGGGGCTGTGCCGTGTTTTTAGACAGGGGCGCTTCCTGTGTCGTTTGGATGTCCATGCTTTTAGACCCTGCAAGCCGGGTATGCTGCAACCATGGTTGTTGAGGCCAACCAAGAAGCCGTTGTGTGAGTGAGAGCCTAGAATTGACCGGAAGTCAAGTCTCTCCCGTTTCGCAGCGCACTGATTTGTGCGATGAGATCCTTGATCGCGGCTGCCCGGCCTGCGTTGTAGGCACGGTCCTCCGCGGAAAGCGATGGGAGGAGGGCGCTGTGTACCTCGTCCCGTAGCGTGTCGTCGATGACCTGGCCAATGGCCTTGAGCACCGGGTGCTCCTCGGACACTGACAGGGCCTCCGAGAGTTGTTCGTCGTTCAGTTTCATTGGACTCCGAGTCTGCCGGTGACGGCGTTCTGCTGCTGTTGCACCGAGAACTGCAGGTTCTCAATGTACTTCTGCAGGTTGGCTTGGAAGAGCGGGTCCTGCTGGAGCTGTTGCTGGTACTTCGGGTTGCTCTGTAGCACCTGCTGAGTGAATTGCAGGCGCATGGCTGCTGTAGGGTCGTTCTCGCGCAATTGGGGCGGGTTGCCGAGGCTCATCAGCGCCACCTCGTCGTTGGTTTCACCGAACATCTTCTGCGCGGCAGGGCCCTGCTGCATGACCAGCTCGCTGGCCAGGTTGGGATCAATGGCCCGGAGAGCCACAGAGATCAGCTTGGCTCGGTCAATGACGCCGGCGGTGTCGAGGGGCAGGACGAGGGTGCTGATGGCCTTCAGCTTCTCGGTGACCAGGTCGGTGGAGAGCTCGCGGATGTCGAACTTCAGCATCACGTCGAAGTCCTGAATGTCGGGCGGGAGCGGGGTGGCCGAGGCCGTGATGCGCTGGATCTCGGCGGGGCCGATGTACTGCAGGGTGAGGGACAGCACCTGGCGGAACGCCTCGGTCCAGCCGTGCAGCCAGTTGTTGATCAGGCGCTGCTGGCGCATCTGGGTGATCACCGGGGGGACCTTCTCGGTCGGGCGCCCAAAGTAGCGGTCGGTCTGGGCCTCGATGGCTGCGATCAGTTGGAAGGCCACACTGGGCTCGCGGGCGGGCGGTTGCAGGAAGCCGATCTCGCCGCGGCGCAGGACCGGGATCTGGATCGCCGGGCCGATCTTCAGGTTGCCGCCGCGGGTCTTGGGGACCTCGATGGGCGGCAGGGTGGCCAGGGACGTGTAGTCGAAGATGGAGTCGCGCTGGGCCTTGACCTCGTGCTGCCAGGTCGAGCAGACCTCGGGCACGCCCCGGCTCTCGGTGATCTGGCGGTGGATGAGCTCACTGCGCCACACCACAAACGGGTACTGCCCGTGCGTGTAGTCCAAGAGGTCGAAGTAGCCCCATTTGTCGCCCACCTGAGGGCTGAATACGGTGTAGAACACGCCCGGGATGCCGTCGGAGTCGATTGATTTTTGGTAGCTATAGACCACCTCGATCAGGTTCTCGCGGTCGAGGATGGAGTTTTCGGCCAGGCCGACAGCAGCGTAGGTGTAGGCCGAGTAGTCGCTGAAACGGCCCATCGTGTTGATCGCCTCCTGGGCCCACTCGGCGTCCCAGCCCTCGGTCTCGACCTTGTTCAAGAGCTCGGCCTCGGTCATGTAAAACCGTCGGAACACCACCCGGGCGGACTGGATGTCGGTGGTCTCGGGCGGGAAGACCAGCTCGTCGTAGGGTGCGAGGGCTGCCACCATGGGCTTGTTGGTGACCATGGTCGGGATGGGGAAGTCGCACTCGCCCTCGGTGCGCAGGTCGCGGATGGCCTTGAGGGCCCGGCGCTTGCGCAGGTTGGGGAAGGCCGAGAGGAGGAGCTCTGCGGATTGGTCGTCGGCCTCGGGATTGGCGATGAGGTTGGGCAGGTCGGCAAGGATGGAGTCCTGTGGGGACTGGGCTGCCAGAGCCATGATCTGGTCCATGGTCAGGTACTGCTCCTTCTGACCCATCTCCTGCTGCCAGGTGACGTGCACACCGGCCCAGCCGTAGGTCCATAGGTACTGGGAGAGCAGCTCGACCTCGCGGGTGAGGTCGTTGTACATCTTCGCATTGACCGTCCAGTCCATCAGGTTGTGCGCGGTGACGGCCTGATCAAGCTGGCTGATGTTGGTGGGGCTGACGCGGAGCATCGAGCGCCAGAAGGAGGTGCTGCAGAGGTCCACGAGGCCGTTGATCACCTCGTCGGCAAGCGGGATGCGGGTGTCGGAGGCGCCGTCCCAGGGGAATGCCGGCTTGTTGCGGTTGGCATCATTCCACTTCTTGCCGTCGTCGGTCTGACCAGGCCAGCGGCAGTAGCGCACATTCTCGGCATTCTCGACACGGGCGAAGACGCCGTAGTCGGTGGCCGAACGCCGCAGCTCCTCGGTCAGTGCGCTGACATTGGGCTCGTCGCCGACCCGTGCCATCACGTCGGTTGCCTGCTTGTAGGAATCTCCTTGCATAGTGTCTTTTGTTAGTATCCACCGCCGCCGCGGCAATCAAAGCCCCCATGGCCTACGAACGCAAGACCGGAGACCAAGAGCATCCCCAAGCAGTCGATGGGGTCCTTGGTCGCACCCTTCTGCCCGTCGCGCCCGGTGTGCTCGGAGAGTGCGTAGGTAAGGTTGACGCAGTCGTCGGTGATATAGAGCGAGGGCTCGTTGAGCGGGGTGAGCGGCTGGGTGGCATCGTAGGAGAGGAGGCTGTTGATGGCGCTGGTGCGCTGGTCGACGGGCACGCCGGGTGCCGGTACGAATGCCATGGGCTCGTCCTGGGGGTTGTCGGACTCGGCCAGGAGGTCGATCAGGGTTGTGCCGCCGGCCTCGGATAGTGCGGGCGAACCGCCGGCCTTGGGGTCGATCAGGCGCATCACAGGCTCGCCGTAACCGAGCTCGGCCTCAATGGTCCTGAATAGGTTACGGTACTCGGATATCGACCGCCCGGCATCCAAGGTCTGGGCAGGCCCGAGCTTGCCGTCGGGCTTCTCGGAGGGCAGGGCCCACTCGCCGTAGTTGCTGAAGTCCGGGAACTCCCGCACCACAACCCGCTTGCCGTCCTCGTAGACCAACAACCACAAACAGAACCAATTCCGGGCGCCAGCGGGGTCGCAGACCATGTACAGGGTGCCGCCGGGGGGCACCTTGGAGGCCGGGATGCAGTGGATATCCGGGCGGAAACGGGCGAAGGCCTTGCCGATGTTGTCCGAGGCCCAGCCGTAGGCCCGGGTCAGGATCTGGCCCATGGGCGAGGTGACCAGCTTGCTCTTCATCTCGTCGAAGGGGTTGTACGGGTTGTCTTCCGAGAAGAAGAACACGGTGCGCCGGTTGGTCTGGGGCTGCACCATGGTGCGGGCGGCCTTGCCGAGGGGCCAGGTGGGGAGCGCTTGCTTGCCTTTGATGAGCTCGGCGTCGTGGAAAGCGGAGATTGAGGAGCCGGCGGTGAACTCCTTGTAGACGCTGGCCACGCCCTCGAGGGGTGTCTGGGTGACCAGGAGCTTGCCGCGGCGGGTGATGAGGCGGTAGCGGAGTGTGTCCACCCAGGACTGCGGGACCAGCTCGTCGCACCAGATCAGGTCGGCCTCGCGGCCTTCGATGGTGTTCTCGCTCTGCGTGTAGTTCAGGAAGTCACAGCGTGATCCGTTGGGCAGGATGAATGAGCCGTCGGTGAAGCCATTCTTGCGGCTGTAGTTCAGGTAGTGAATACGGCCCTTCTTGGTGGCCCGGAGGGCGACGGGCAGGTAGTTGTAGATTGCGGGCTGCTGCACGGTGACTGAGGTGGCGTGGCTTGTGTGGCAGCAGAGGACGCTGGCGTTTTCCTTCTCGAGGAGGGTTTGCACCACGCGGCGTGCGGCCCAGAGGGTTTTACCGGCGCGGTTGCCGCCGGAGATCAGCAGCTCCTGGGTGGCTGCGTACTCGGTGTTGGCGATCTCCCAGTGGTCAGGGATGAAACCGTAGGTGTAGGGGTCGGCCTTCTCGAGCAGCACGAGCTGGGTGCGCTTCTGCTTCAGCTCGAGTGCCCGGGGGTGCGAGGCGTCTACCCGGGGGATGACGGGGTGCAACGGCTGCTCGTTCCACCAGGCGGTGTTGCAGGCCTCGGTGCAGAAGCGCTTCTGCTTGGGGCCTTCGCGCTGCTTGATGATCTCGAAGGGCTTGGAGCAGGTGAGGCAGAGGGGGTGTGACATAGGGGGGATTCCACTCACTTTACAGAAGAGGACAGAGGATGACTGAGGATGACTGAAGGCTGTGTGGGGTGTGTTTGTTTATATTTTTCGTTTTAGAGAACCCGTCGACTTTTAGCGTCGCCGCGGATTGCCCGACCCCCTCCCCCGGGGGCCCGGGCGGCCTGGTGTCTGCCTTGTGTAACGGGGTAGGACATTGGGTCTGCCGAGGGGTGCTAAAGTGCGTTTCGATCAATGTTTGCAGGGGTTTGCTGCGTGTTTGAGTGTCGAAGTGAATATAACTGCTATTGTAGGCATGAGTGCCCGAAACAGGCCTAAATGCGTGGTTTTCGGTGGTGCTGCCGCGGTAGGGGTAGGACATTTTGGACCACTACCTAAACCAGGTCGGGCGTCTGCTCGTCGTTCACGGGCGTCACGTCGCGTTCTTTCAGGTCCTTCATCAGGTCGCGATGGCTCACAGAGGCCGTCATGGCGAGGTGAATTGAGGTGGGTTGCCCCTTAATTACAGCGAGTTTGTCGGTCAGCACGGCGACCGCTACGGGAAGTCCACGATCATCGATCAAGTTAATAGAGGATTCGGCCAGTCGCTTGGTGCCCTTCCAGATCGCAACCTCCAGAAAACCCGTCACATCCTTGCGCCAGTCCTCCTCGTTTTCAGGGTAATCGACTGGGACCTTAACGCCTCGGATCAGCTTAAACGCAGTCGTAGGGCTTAGTCCGGTATCTTCCGCTATCTTCTCAAGCGACTTGTTCTCAAGGATACCAGCGACGACAGCGTCCGCTTTCTCTTGGGTCAGCTTGTTGTTGAAGTGTTGATTGGGGTGGTGGCTTTTGACGTACCCGAGCTCTTTGACCGCGTTGAAGACCTTCTCTTGCGTTGCCTGGGGGATCTCGGTGTTACCTGCCAACACGCGCTGGGTGTACAGGTAATTGACTCCGGCTGCCTTGGCGACGTCCTCGATGCTCGGCTTCTTGTCCTTCTTACCCGGCATAAGGCGCAAAGCTAAAGGGAAACTCTCCCCAGTGGTTGAGCTGTTTCTTGGGCTTCATGGAGTAGTGCTTCACTCCGGCCAGGGTCATCCTGACTGCAGCGGCGTAATCCTCACTGAGATACTCGAGTTTACCGGGCATGGACTCCATGGCGAACGGCATCCACAGGGTCGGGAAGCGCTCGACCCTCACATCGTCGCACCAGTCGATCCGATAGGGGTTCTGCACTCCTGACCCTCCCAAGCAATCAAGTGCGCTCATAAGGCAACCTCGAGTGATTGCGAGGCATCCCGATGCGAACATCGTGACAGGAACAAGCTCGGAAGCGCACTCGGCATCATTCACCTGGTGTTTCAGGGCCTGCAGGTGCTCCACCTTCGGGCGTAGGGCTGGTCGGGCCGGGAGCGACCGGCATGAGTAGGGGATGCAGACCGTTGCCTGGTGTTCATGGGCTAGCTCGGCCATGCGGACTATATCGGCTGCAGTGAACTCGATGTCGTGGTCCAATTGGACCCACACATCTTTGCCGGAGTCCAGGAACCACTTGGTGGCGCGGCAACGGGAGCGGCTGATCAGTGCATCCTCCCGGATGGTGCGCAGATCGGTCTGCCTGTCTGAGCGGGCGAACGTGGCCGTCAGGTCGACCCAGGACATCATGCAGGCAGCACTGATGCCACCGTAGGCGTACATCGAGACGTGGATAGATGGGCGGGTGCCTGCCTTGGTTGGCTCCTGCACCACCGAGTTGGGCTGTTGCGCGTGGATGAATGGATCTTTTATCAGATCCTCTGAGTTATTCATTCTGATTTAGAGTTGTGTTTGATTCGTTCTGATTCAAGGAAAGCCTCGTGACCCTTTGCCAATATATACGGCACCGATCCGCGGGATACTCCAATTGCTTTTGCCAAGTCATTGAGTGTCATTCCGAGCTCCCGGAGATCGTAGGCACGCCGGCAGAACTGCGGGGTGTATTTGTCCGGGTGGACGTACTCGGTCGACTCGATGTTGGGGTCGGGCGAACCGTCCGCTAGGAACTTCTGGCTCAGCGGGTAGGACATCAGGCCCTTGTTGATGGCCCACTGCACCAGCCTCGGGCTGTCGTGCAGCAATTTGGTCCTGTCTAGGTCGTACTTGGTTTTCATCAGTAGATCGGGGGCGGGTCGGTGAAGCGGCAGTACTGGCCGTCGTACCACAGAGGAACCAGGCCGCACTCACCGTCTCGCTGTTTGGCGATGGCGATCACAGCCTCACCTTGGGCCTCATGGCGTTCACGGTTGAGCAGTAACACAAGGTCAGCGTCCCTTTCAATCTGCCCGGAGTCGGCCAGGTCGGTGAGCCGAGGTACTCGGCCTTTGTCCTTCTCGTTCTCCCGATTGAGCTGGGCCAGGGCAACCACGGCTGTCTTGGTATCAGAGGCCACGCCTTTGAGTCTGCCCGAAACTTCTGCAATCTCATACGTTTTCTTCTCTGCAGCCCTACTGCCGTGGATCTTTTGCAGATAGTCGACCAGCACCAGCTTCACGCCCCACTTGCGTACAGCACGGCGGATTACCGCGGTGATCGTTGCGATGTTCGATACAGATGAACCGGACACAAAATGGATGGGGCTGCCTGCGATCTTGGCTGATGCACTGGACATTGCCTTCATTCCTCCCTGGTCGAGCTGGCCGGTCTTGATGTCCTGCATTGGTATGCTGCCAATAGCCGAGACCATACGGCGCACGATGGACTCGTCGGACATCTCCAGGCTAACGAACAGGGTGGGTATACGGGAGTCGATGGCTGCTGCCTTGGCAATGGCGATGGCAATGGCTGTCTTCCCAATGCTGGGTCGGGCTGCAATGATGGCCAGCTCACCGTATTGAAACCCATCGGTCATCTGGTCGAGCCTGTGGAAGCCCGAGGTGATCCCGGAAAGCTGGCCCTGCCTTGAGAATCTTTCCTGTGTGGAGTCGATGAAACGGCTGACAACGGACTTGGACGATTGCACCTCCTCTTTAGATGCCTCAACGGTGAGCCCTGCTTCGGCATTGGAGACGATTTGATCGACGGAGAGGGTGGAGACAGCAGACTCACGGATCAGACGGTCTCCAGCGGTTCTGAGCTGGCGTCTATGGTAGGCTTCTAGGACAGCCTGGGAGAAGGCCGGATGATTGGCCGGGCTGGGACACAGCTCGTCTGCCTTGTTCAATTCCTCAAATGGTGGGGTAATCTGAGGAATTGAGCGCTGCCACTCTTTGACCACCGTCGTCAGGTTGACCGGCTCGGTCTTGGCGACCAGGCTTTTGGTGATCTCGTACAGGCAGCGCAACTTGTCGTGCTGGATAGCTGCAGTCGGGATCTTGGCGAACACCTCGTGACAGACATCCGAACCACCGGAAAGACAGGCGCCGATGAGGCCGTACTCGTCGTCCTGGGCAAAGTAGGGGTCGCTCATTGGTAGTCGGCGATGCTGTTTGTAAATTTCCGCCCGCCGGACTTACCGGACCCATCGGGGGAAGCATTGAGCCGAGACAACCAGTTCCTCAAGGCAGCAGGCCAGGACTTCATCGGGTTCTTTCCAACCTTCCAACCGTTGGACTCGTAGTAGTTCCAGAACTTGTCGACCTCGGTGATGGGTAGGCCGATCTTAATGGCTTCAGCAGTCAGCTCTTCGAGCGTAGGCTTCTGGAAACGAGCGGTGGGCGGCTTGTCCGCCTGTATCTTCTCTGTCTTATCTTCTCTATCTTCTCTATCGGTTACCCCATGGGTTAGCCGTGGGTTAACCGGATTCGATTCTGGGTTAACCCGTGGGTTACCCATGGGTTTCTTTGGGCGCCCTCCTTTGCCTCCATTGGACCAGGCAGCAATCAGGCTGGCGTTCACCTCGTCCCACTCGTGAGCGATCAGGTGTCCATCTTCGTGCCGGCAGAATGTCTGCATCATTGCAGACCAGAACTGATCAGCATCACCGGGCCATCGGCAGACCGATGCCAGAATGGCCGGGCTCCATTCCGGGAACTTGTTTGTCTTCCGGGTCTGGCAATGAGACCAGAGTCGGATGACGTAGTTTGGGGCTGCCTCGGTGTCGAGCAGCCGCATCAGCAGGCGGGTCTTCCAGTGATCTAAGAAGTCGGGTTCGATTATCATGGGTCAAATAAGAATCCCCACCAGTCACAGGGTAGGAGATCGCAGGAAGGAGCTGCGAATGCCTGTGGTGGTGGGGATAAAATTTGTCATGCCTTCAGTTGGTTTCGACGCTCACCTCCTACAGCTCACGTCGACAGGCCGCTCCCTAGCTGACAGCCGGGGCGGTGTATAGCTCTTTCATCAGCACTCGGAAGGCTCGTTCCGCTGTTGCCGGCACGACTCCATTCCCGAGCAGTCTGAGTTCGTCCGTTCGATTATCACCGGAGACGCACAGCTCGGCATAGTCCATCCCACCGGCAGCCCCATCAGCGTCTCCACCCAACGCGGGTTGAGTTTGCCGCATCCCATTGCTCTCGCCTCCGCATCCGGCAGCATCTTCGCCAGCTTCTCCCGGTTCCCGGCTCCCCCAGCTAGTCCCGTCGGGCCTCCCGTCACTCCCGATGATGCTGGTGTCGGCCATGTTTTGATCTGATTGCTCAGACCAACCTGACGGCAGTTGTCGCTCCTCCTGTCGCTTGCATCCGGCGTCGCCCAGCTCTTCACCTGCCTGTCCAGCTTGTCGATCATGCTCCCGTCCTTCTGCTTGTGCGCTCCGGTCGATACCGTGGCTGTCTGCCACAACCCTTGGCGGCTCCCATCCGTACTGCTGCTCGCCGGGACGGCTGGGCCATGCACTGCAACGAATCCCGCCAGTTTGGATTTCGCTGCCACCTTCTTCATGTCCACGTTCTCCCCAGTGTCCTTGTGGTCCCTGGCTGCCGGCGTTGGCCATGACTTCACAACCACCGTCGTCAGACTCTCCTGACTCCCCTTCATGCCTCTGGAGCGATCCTGAAAGCCCTGCCGCACCTCTGAAGCTACTGGAGACGGCCAGGATGAACACCCGCTTTCGCTGGTGCGGTGCGCCGACTTCAGACGCGCTGAATATGCCCCACGTCGTTCTGTAACCCATTCCTGCCAAGTCTTCAATGACGTCGGACAGCCCCAGGCTGATATGTCCTTCGACGTTCTCAAAGAAGCAGATCCGTGGTCTGAGAAGTCGAATGCCATCTGCAATCCACGGCCAGAGGTGCCGCGGGTCTTGTTTTCCTTTACGTTGACCGGCTGCGCTGAAGGGCTGGCATGGATATCCCCCAGTGAGGATGTCCACGCGGTCACGAAATGCTTCCCAAGGGAAGGTCTTAAGATTCGGCCAGATAGGTGCTGGGTCCATGAGTCCCGCTTCCATTTTCGCAACCAGATTGCTGATGGCGAAGGCTTCGATCTCACAAAGAGCGACTGTGCGCAGATCTGGGATTGCTCGCTGGAGTCCAAGCTCAATGCCTCCGTATCCAGCGCACAGGCCAATGTGTGTAACTGACGAGGTAGAATCCATGTCATGGTGTTCCTAGTAGCTAGGCATCAGAACATCCGCCACTTGCTGCGTGAGCTTCACGTCCTGCAGGCAGTAGTCGATAGCTGCTTGCCGGTTGGTTTTCCACAGGTTGGCGAAGTCGGCGCCGTTTCCGGTCTTCTCTCCCAGCCCTAGATGCCTGCTGATGGCTCCGAGGCTTCCGTGGGCGCGGTTGTCCCCGAGCTGCCACACCTCGCGCAGGTCGACGATCAGGTCGTTCCAGTAGCGGCCATTTCTGATCCAATAGGGAACTGTGACGCGGTGCTTCCAGGAGCGCTTGATTAGAAACGGCAGGTCGAATGCCTTGATGTTGAACCCAATGATGCGCGTATGGCGCTCCCATGCATCGAGCAGCTCCCACCATTGCCGCAGCATTGCGGCCTCGCCGTCAGCGTCAGACGACAGTATGGCAGGCTCGTTGCGATCTAGGAGGTAGCCTATGCACAGCACCTGACCGCTCAGTGCATCCAAGGCAGCGTTCTTGATGTAGTCAGTGACATGGTTCTCCTCGGCCTGACGGATGCGCTCGGCGATCTTGTCGGGGTCTTTGGTGTTACCGAGCTTCACGTCGGCCGGGTTAAAGGCCGGTATGACAAGCTCGCCAAACGGCAAGGCTCCGGTCTCGATGTCGAATACAATTGTTGGATTGGCAGGCATTGTTCTAAAGCGATTTGAGTTGGTAGATTTGTGCGTTTGTCCCGATGCGCACCCCCGGTTGCACCACGAGTCCCAGCAGCAACAGGCTGCCGGAGAGTATCAGAAGCGTTTGCCGCAGTGCGGGCAGCAGTGCTTCGTTAGGAACGGAGGCTTCTCGAGCATCGGCACCTCGAGCCACTCGCAGATCTCTGCGTAGCTCTTGAGCCCAAAGCCCGATACAGCCTGCGGGTGGAGGTGCCCGCTACGGTAGAGGTCCATGGCGTCCTCCTTGGACTTGATCGCCAGGCGCTCGATGATGTTGAAGGTCCGCACGCTGAAGGGCCAGCCCCACTGGTGCAGGATTCCCTCCTGACGCTTGGCAGCCTGTATCACCTGGCTGATGCGTTGTTTCGAGAGACCCAGATGATGCCCGATAGATTGCAGGGTCTCTCCCTCGGCCCGCATCCGCACCACGTCGGGCACCAGGTGGGCCAGTTTCATGTATGACTTTCGGGTGCTCATGTTAGAACGGGACGTCGTCGGTGTTGGGTTCTTCCTGGGCGGCGATCTCCTCGAGGCGCTTGGTCAGCGCGGCGATGAGCACGATGTCCTCCGGGCTCTTGCCGGGGCTCACCTTAGCCTTGGGCAGCCAGTGCTCGCCCAGGCCGCGCACGGCGTCTGCGGTCAGCTCGGAGAGCGGAGTGCCGCGGAACTTACCGACGTGGACCTTGACCTCGGCGATCTTAACTGGCGCCGCGGTGGCCGGCGTCACCGTCTTCACCTTGTCGTCCTCCCGGGGCGGCCTGTCCTGCAAGCGTACCCACAGGCCCGAGGGCTTCAGCTCGCCGTTCTTCAGCGGCATGATGAGCTTGATGTTGGCGTAGGTACGGGTGCCGTCCTGCGATTCCTCGTGAGCGATCACGATGCTGCAGGACTTGCCGATGAGGCTCTCCAGGTCGAGCGCCTTGTTTTCCTGCTCGCTGAGTTTCCGGCCAAACCAGTCCTTGAGGAACTTGGTGAGTGCTGCCTTTTCATGCAGGCTCGGAACCATGGGCTTGGTAAACACCACCCAGGGCTGCACCGGGTCGCGGCTGTCGTCGATCAAGTCGATCTCGAAGGCGAGCTTGAACTTCTTTTTCACCCCGTATTCGGTCTCGTACTCCTTGAGCGGAGTCACGTCCACACACACTGCCTTGCCCGTGTATTCGGGGCATGGTGCGTACTCTTTCTTACCGCCTGTTGCACTGATTATCATATCGTCTTACGTGTTGTTGTTGTTGTTGTTGTCTACTTGGAGGCTTGTTTCTCGACCTCCGAAAGCTGTTTTGCCATCCGGGCGTACTGCGCCCAGTAGTCGGGCCAGGTCGACTTAATCTTCGCCAAGTTGTCCTGGTCGGCCACCAGGGCCGCGGCGCCCAACTTGCGAACGAAAGAGCCGCCGTATTCAATCATGGTGCGTGCCACGTCGAAGTCCTTCACTTGGAGCCTTTCCCGCGCTTCCTGGTAAAGAAGCTGGTGAACTCGACCTTGACCTTCCGGGCAGCCCGATAGGCCTCCCCAGCGTCCTTCTTGGTCAGGTGGTAAGGGCCGGTGCCCTCCTGTTGGATTTGTTGAGCTGATTTCATTGCAGGATGAAGTCGAAGTTGTTCTGCCAGGTGTCTGATAAACGGTTGTAGGTATCGTTCTTGATGCGCCAGGTGCGAGGGTCTCGGGTAGTCCCGCTGTGCCGGCACTTGATCCGCACGTCGATGTGCTGGATGGCCGTGTTCCGCAGATGATGGTCGGGCGGTAGTTCGTGGAGTTTGGTGATCATGGTTTCACCTCCTGCTCGTTCCAGAGCAGAAGATCCGCTCGCATAGCGTCGTTTTCCTCCTCCAGCCGCTTGATCCTAGCGTCAGCATTGTTCAACGCCCGCTCCAAGGCACGCGCATGGTTGATAAGAACTTTTGGTTCAGGATCCATGTCATGTATAATTAGAAGCGTATCTGTTCGCAGCGTATCACTCACAGCTTGTCCTCCTTGGCTTTGGCCCATACAACACACATTCCGCTCCAATCTTGTACAGACCATCCAGACTCAACGATTTTATCCCCCGCCTCCTCTAGCCGCTTGATGCGTTCGTTGGCGGCGTTCAGTTCGCATTCAAGTTGTTCAGAAAACTCAGCATCAACGGCGGTGTCCAAATCATGAAAACCACGCTTCGCATCCGTCCTTGGTGTGTCGCTCACGGCTTGGCCTCCTTTGCTCGCGTCCATTCTCCGTTCGCATCTGCAATCCGAATCTTTCCAGATTTGGTGACTCGGATTTGCAGCAAGTTTCTTCCCTGATGCTTTGGTGTTTCCAGAAGCAGCCATACCCAGCCCTTCTCTTTGTCGGAGAATCCGCGAATGACTTTTACGGCACCCCAATCGAATCCGTACTGCGTATCTGCGAAGTGGATTTGAGAAGTCACGGCTTGGCCTCCTTCCCAATCTTCGCGTCATCCCAGCCTTGCAATAGGTTGTCCATTCGGATGGTCCTAATGCTCAGAGATGGAGGGTTGATGAATGCGTACATTGCGTTGCCAGCTATTTCGAGTTCTCGGATGCGCTGATCGTAATACTTCCTCTCACCTTCGAGCTTGTCCCACAGAGCGCGGAGACGGTTTTCGAGTTGGGTGACATTGGATTGTAGCTCTCTGATCTTGGTTGCTTGCACATCGGCCATCCATCTGGTCTTGAAAGCCTCGACAACCTTCGCCGCCGCTTCATCTGGTTGGAACTTGTCGCTGACAGTCACACGGCCATCGGGATGAATCGTCATCACAGGCTCCGTGTTGAACTTCTCAAGCGTCAGTGAAGTGGTGTTTGTTGTTGTGTAGTCGCTCATTTGCACTCCTTCCATTTGAACTGATTTTTACCAGTGCAATCGACCACCCACTCAGCATGGCCTTTCCTTACGGCTTCTTCGCGCATACTGCTCTTGCCAAGCTGATCGCCCCACAGGATTGCTAATGACAGAAAACAACCGGCCACAAGTCCGTACATGCATTGTTCTAAAAGTGAAATGCTACTCACGGCTTCACCTGCTTCTTTCTGCATTTATGGAAGAACGGGAACATGAATCGCCCGATCCAACCGATCAGTTCTCCGCACTTCTGGCAGCAGTAGCTTGGGTGCTTCACAGCTTGTCCTCCTTGGCTTTGTGCCACACCTTAACACGGTCTGGATAGTATGAGTTCTCAATCGCTCTATCCCCCGCCTCCTCCAGCCGACGAATCCGATCAGTCAGATTGAGTGCGTGAATATTCAGTTTCCTGAACATCTCATTGGCCGCGTTCAATTCGCGTTCGAGTTGGCGGCAGAAGTCGGCATCACAAACACGATACTTTGAATCATGCGGAAGGAATGCTTCGGCATCCGTCCTCGGCGTCTCACCGACCATTTTGTTGGTGTCACCAAGATGGTTCATTTCGCTTCCTCCACTACCCCGCACGGGAGCCAGTTCTTACCGCCGTCGATACTGTGTTCACGTTCGTCTAGCCACATATCTCGGTCAGCTTGGTTTGATGTCCATGCGAGGATGCTTCGGTCATGCAACGCTCTTTTGTACCGTATCCACGCCCCCAGCGGCACCTCATCCGCAGTCCACGGGCGAAACTTTGCAGTGGGTTTGATACGGTAGTCGTAGTTGAGCCAGTTCCAACTTGGGTTTTTATCGAGTACCCAATCATAAGTGCCAATCAGTTTGGATTCCACTTCCATCCCATTGATAGATGCATCCATAACGCGGATGGTTTCGATTGTTTGTGCTATTGTCATTTCGATTCCTTTCTCGCTAGGTATTCCGCCACCGCTTCATCGGCCACATATTGCAATTTGTAGCCCTTCTTGGTTGCGTAGTCCTTCAGCTTCTTATGTATGTCGTCTGAGACGACAAATGTCTTTGCTGTGGGACGTTTGGGTTTGGTGGGAGTCATTTCAGTCCCTCCGAGATCATGGCGTGCTCCAGAAGCAGCACGGCATCCGCAGTCTTTAGCGTGATCACCTGGCGCGGCTGCCGCTGCTGGGCAATGCCCTTCAGGTGAGCCTTCCATCTGGCCCCATGGGTCGCTTTGGTGCCGACCCCCAGTGTCTTCTGCCAGCGCTGCGGCGGCACCTCGATCACCCGGGTCTTCGAGGCTGCGATCAGGCCGTGCAGGAAGCCGACGTTGTAGCCGAAGTTGAACATGGAGCTGCCCGGGGCGCCTTTGCCGCCGACGTACCCACCGACCTTCTCGATGTACACCACGTCGCTGATGGCCAACCTGTCGCTCACCAGGATGCTGATGTCCTGGTCGGTCTCCGGCATGGAGTTCAGGATGATCCCGGATGGCCCGAGGTAGGCCAGGCCGCCGCTCATGCCTGGGTCGATGGCTAGGATGCGAGTCACTTCGCAGCCTTTCTCAGCCAGGACAGGATAGCCTTGTCGGCGATAGCCTGCAGCTTAGAGCCGGTCTGCAGGCAATAGTCGCGCAGGGCCTTGTGTGTGGTGGGTGTCACGTTGATGGTTTTCGGTTTGGTCATTTGAGATGCTTCTTCACCTTGGCCCAGTACGCCTCGGTCGCAGATTTGCGGTCGCCGGTCGGTCCACCGTTCCAACGCCTGGCCAACTGCTCGGTGGTTGCGTTCTTGCCGTAGTGCCGCAGGTAGGCCTCGCACACAGCCCGGGCTGCCACGCGGTTGGTCATCTCGGAGTGCTTGTAGTGAGAGCCGGTAATCCGGTTCACGTCGAGCACCACGCCGCGGTGGATCTGTAGTGGCCCTATGGCGCGTCCGTTGTCGCCGATGGCTTGATCGTTCCCGGAGGACTCCACGATGATTAGGGCCGAGATTAGGTTGGAGAGAGTGGTCATGGTTTGGAGAGTGTTGCGCGTTGGCCAGTCGCGCCCCTGGTTGGATGGTATTCGCCCCACCCGGGCGTAAATCATGCAGGTTGGATCACGCTGTAGTTGTAGTCGCCAGAATCGTATGCCGAGAGCTTGCTGTAGAGCTTCTGGATCTTCTCTTCGGCAGCCTCACGGCTCGGGAAGGCGCAAACGAAGGTGTTGTAGCATCCGACTAAAGCGTCAGTCGAACGGCAGAAGTAAGGGATCTCAAGAACCACCACGAACAAGCCCAGCGCCTTGGCCTTGTTGATTGCAACGCTCTCCTTGGCGCCCAACTCAAAGGCAACCTGCTGTGCCTCGGTGAAGCAGTTTTGGAACTCGCTGGCAGCGCCAGCCTCGAACTCCCAGTGCTCTTGTTCCTGCAGTGTGGTGGATCTCATGGTGTTTTGCTTTCGACTTGATTGGACCGACGGCCGTCAAGTTGCCACAAAAACACTTAACCCGTCTACAGAGAAAACTGTTTTTCTGTAGATTTTGAAGAAAGCCCAATGTTTATGCGGGTCAAATAGGGGTCACTCGGGCGTGAACTTGGCGTCGAACTCGGCCTTCGAGCGCACGTATACCGTGCCATTGTCGAGCCGGCGGTAGACCACCACGGGCCACCGCAGCTCGCCCAGTCGCAACTGGGCATCCTGTGCCAGGATCTCGACCACCACCGACGGGTTGGTCCGGTTGCGATAGGTCACGGCCAGGCGGTGTAGACCACGGTGCCCTGGCCATTGGCGTCGACCAGCTCGGCGGCATTCACGCCCTTCAGCTTGGCCAGTGCGGCCAGTAGCTGCGTGTCGTTGGTCGCGTTTGCGATGCAGGTCGACACGATGTCCGCGTCGTCGTAGGAGGCCGACAGGTTCTCCTTGGTACGGTCGCGCCAGACGCGCACCACGCGCCCGTTGGAGAGGTTCACGCGCCGCATTGACTCGACGCAGGGGAAGGTGTGTTTCATGGGGCCTTCAGGTTAGGTGAGCGCGACCGATTTCCAAGATGTTCCGTTGTGAATGTACAACACGTCGGTGTTGGTGGCGCTGTTGGTGTGGAAGTACATCGGCACGTTGGTAGGGCTGCTCGACACATTGGTCGGACTGCCCGTCGGAGCCCCGGAGCCAGCCGGGATGTAAACGAACCCGTCGATCATCGAGCTGCCGCCAATCGGCCCGATGAAGTCGCCGCCCACCTGATTGTAGCTGGCACCCTTGATCAGCTTGCCGGTGGTTCCATCGAACAAAACGAAGTTGCCATCCGTAGCGCTGCCGGGCCCCACCACGTCGCCGGTGCCTGTGCCTGTGGCTGCGATGGTGATCGTGCCAGATCCGTTTGTGATCGTGATGTTGGTGCCCGCAATCAGCTTGGCCCGAGCCAGCGTGCTGCCGAGGCTCTTGCCGATGAGCAGGTCGCCGTCGCTGAAGACGTTGCTCTGGCCGGTACCGCCGTTGATCACACCGAGCGTGCCGCTGACTGCAGAGCCGCCCAGGGCAATCTGGGGCAAATCAACAGCCTGAATGGCAGACATCACCACGTTGGTGCCGTTGCCGCGGAGGTACTGCCCGTTGGTCTGCGAGCCGGCCAGCGCATCCATTGCGCTCTGGGCCGTGATGCTGCTGGTGCCGCCCTTGGAGATCGGGAGCACATTGGACGTGCCATTATTGAGATCGACCGTCCCCCAGGTAGCCGCGGAGCCAGTGCTGGTCAGCACCTGGTACTGCGTGCCCACCGAGGTGAGGCCTGTGCCGCCATTGGCGATTGCCAGAGTGCCGGTCATCGTCACCGAGCCCGAGGTGGTGATCGGGCCTCCGGTGAATGACATCCCGGTGGTCCCGCCGCTCACACCCACCGACGACACGCTCGCGCCCGCAGTCATGCTGTCCAGCTTGGCCGCGTAGGTGCTGGTCATGTAACCGTTCTGCGTGCTGGTCGCCGCGTTCTGGCTGATGACCGGCGTGGTGCTGCCCGTGGCCACGCTGATGTTCGCACCGCCCGAGGCCGACACGTTGGTCACCGTGCCGGCATTGGCCGTGTAGCCCGCCGGGTTGGTGTCCGGGTAAGCCCCGAGGTTGGTGAGTGCACCCGCAGCCGTGGTCGCCCCGGTGCCGCCCTTGTTGACGGGCAGCGTGCTGGTGATCGTGCCTGCAGAGCCCAGCACGTCGATATTCCACGTGCCGGTTGCCCCGGTGCCGGTGGGCGACGGGATGTCGGTGCCGATGGCAAGGCCCAGGTTGGTCCGGGCACCGCTCGCTGTGATGGCTCCGGTGCCACCGTTGTCCAGATCCAGCGTGCCCCCCAGGGTCAGCGTGCCGCTCGAGGTAATCGGGCCGCCCGAGAAGCTCATACCAGTGGTGCCGCCGTCGGCATTGACGCTCGTCACACTGCCGGAGGCCACCGCGGCATTCAGCGTGGAACCGGCCATGGACAGGTTGGTGCCGAGCGTGATCTCGCCCAGGGCAGTGCCCGAGGCATTCGAGCCGATCAGCTTGGCCACCGCGGAGGCCGCCTGCATCTTGGCGTAGGTCACCGCGTTGTTGGCAATGGTGGCCGCGAAGGACCCTGTGCCAGTGCCTGTCACATCCCCGGTCAGCGTGATGGTCTGGTCGCCGGTGTTGCTGCCCGAGAGGTTGGACCCTGTGACAGCGCCTGACGCAGCCACCGAGGTCGGTGTGATGGCGCCCAGGGCCACGCTGATGGCCGGTGTGGTCGTCGGGTTGGTAACGGTCCCGCTGACCCCATTGGCCGTGGTGACCGAGACCGATGTGACCGTTCCTCCGTTGGACGTGTAGTTGGCCGGGTTGGACGCAGGATAGGCGCCCAGGCTTGTCAGGGCATCGGGGGCGGTGGTCGCCCCGGTTCCGCCCGAGGCAACGGCCAGGACACCGCCCAGCGTGATGGTGCCGCTGCTGGTGATGGGTCCGCCCGAGGTGGTCAGGCCTGTCGTGCCGCCCGAGACGTTGACGCTGGTCACACCGCCGCCCGTAGGTCCCGGAGGACCGGCAGGCCCGGTGGGGCCGGCAGGACCCTGGGGTCCCTGCAGACCGCCGGCACCGAGTGGTTTGGTGGCTCCGGTATCGAGCCGGGTGATCTCCAGCGTGGTGTAGATCTCGGGCTGCCCGATATTGGAGGCAATGCCAAGGCCGTCTGCATGGCCGCCGCGCTCGCAGTAGTACTCGAGCCGGTAGACGTTGTCCTTGTGCGGCGTGATGCGCAGGTTCAGGGACACTTCCATGTCCACGCCGTTGTTGATGTAGAGCGATGGGCCGTACCCGATGACCACCGAGTTGGTCACATCGTAGATCCGCAGCCGGGTCCCACGGGTGTGATGGAACGGTGCCAGCACCTTCACCTGGTAATCGCCGGCAGCCACCTTCCACTCATTGGACGCAAGGTCGATGATCAGGCCATTCGGATCGCTGCTGATGGTGTTGAGCGTCCGGGCTGTCCACACAGCAGTCACCGCGGTTCCGCCTGCGACGTTGTTGTCCTTCACGTCCTGCAGCACCGCGATCTTCAGGGTCAGGCTGTCGACGTCCTTCCTCAGCTTGTTGATGAGGATCGTGCTGGTCTGGCTATCGTAGCTCATTGCTTGGCCTTACGTCGGAGGATTCGTTGGGCCTCGTCAAGGCTGCTGGCGATGCCTATTAGGCTGCCTGCGGGGCCGTAGAGGCGGAAGGAACCCTTGGTCTTGCCCGGGATGGCCCGGTAGCCGCCCTGGAAGCTGTAGGCGCCGGGCATGGCTGAGTCGGGGGATGGCATAAACCGGAAGTCCTGAGGATTGCCGTACACCGGGTTCTTCACGAACACCGTGTTGCCGACGCTGAAAGACTCGGAGCCACCAGTGACGGGCTGATCGGTGCGCTTGTCGTAGAAGTAGGAGTGCTTTTTTGGGTCCATTCCAACCGGGGTCCACGTTTCAATATCCGATGGGATCGACCTGTCTTTGATTAGCCTTCCTTCAACCGTGGCAATCGGATGCTTTGCAGCCCTGCCTTCCTTGATCGCAACCGCACCCAGTTTGGATTCCTCGCTTCCTTCTTTTACGAAGAATCTTACCGGGCCAGAAAGGCGGACATTGGTGTCGTAGCCAATCCTGTCGCCCACGTTTCCCGGGGTAGCAGGTTCGTGAATCGTTTGAACATATGTGCCCCTGTTCAGGAATGCAGGAATGTCGATGCGGACGCCAACAGGAGATCCTTCTGGAAGCGATTCGTGTTCACGCCAGAACGGCTGCTTTGATGAAGAAAGGGCAGCTTTAGCTTTTTCCTCGGTAGGCGGGTTGGCGAAGTCAAGGTTGCGGCCCACCTCGCGTTGGATGGTGGCGGGCATGAAGCGCTGCTCTTGAGAAGCCGGCCTATAAAACCGCTCGGAGATTGAGTAGTCCTTGTTCTTGCCGGGTTTGTTTTCGACGAACCCAAAGCGCTTGTAGAACTTTTCGAGTCTCCCCTTTGATGTGGCTCCGAGCTCATCACTCGGGTTCACCCTAATCTGCAGCCCTTTGCTGTCAGCAAACTCCGTCAGGTCCTGCATGAACGCAGTGCCAAGGCCTTTGTTCCGATTCGCTTTCTCGACTTCAATTTCAGAAGGCCTGATGTGTTCGTATGGAGTGCCTCTGCCCCGGATATCCGTCATGTTGCGAACACCAAGAGAGTTCCAATGCTCTCGAAAACTATCGACGCTTTCGTAGCGTTTGAGTGCTCCTTGGCCTGCTTCGCCGGCGGGCATATAGCGGATATCCTCCGATGTAGCCTTGAAGCGCTGCGAGAGCGGGATGACGTTGCCTTGGGAGTCCTTGGTCACCGGGTCGGCCAGCTTGACCTGGCTTGAGTCGGCCACGTAGTAGATGCGTTCGTTTCCGGGCAGTTCGACGATGCCGGACTTGGTCGGCTCGCGTTCTGCGCTGAAGTTGTACATCACCTCGCCAAGCGTCTTCGGGGTGGCCTGGAACACCGGAGCATTTTCAGGGATGCGCAGGAATACCCGCTTCACCTCGGGCACTGCCTTGGTCGTTGTCATTACCTTGGCCGCCTCAACGAAGCTGCTGGCCAAGTCGGGATTGATCGGCTTGAGATCCTTGGCGTGACCGCGCAGTTCCTTGATGAACTCCGGCACGTCATCAATGGAGCCCCAGTCGAACTCGGGCAGCATCCCGTCCTCCAGCGAGCTGTAGCCCTTGGACGAGAAGTACTCCTGAACAGCCACGTCATCGTCGAACCGGCGCATGGCATCGTTGGCAACGCGCAGGCCTGCATCCAGTCGCACAGCCTCGTCACCCAAGCGCTTGGAGTAGTTCTCTGCGGCCTGCTTGTTGGTGGTGAACGAGAAGGCCTCACGCGAGATGCCCGAGGTCTCGCCACGCATCCGCTTGTCGAACACGCTGAACCCGCCTGTCGGCGTGCCGTGGTAGACAGGGCCGATGGTGTATCCGGCCGCCTTGGCAGCCTCATCGACCATCCGCTGCGCTGCCTGAGTGTCGCCCTGCTGCACCGCGGAGAGGTAGTCGGTGTCGGAGGGCATGAAGCGCAGCATAGCCTCCTTGATCGGGCCATGCTCGGTGTCCGACTGGTTGAGCCGGTCCCACACCTCGTGATGTAGGAGAGTTTGGGCAAAGTCTTTGAACGCAGCAGGAACCTTGATGCCAAGTTGAGTCAGGCGATCCTTCTGCTCCATCAGCACCTGCTTGGTGACAGGCACTTCCTTGCCATACACCAGCTTGCCTTGACGGCTATCGAAGGTCGGGATGTCGCCGCGGCCAA